CACTGTTTACTGCAACCTTTTTAGCTCCTCTTGTAATATGGTTCCAGCACTCTTTCAGTGGCTTCTTCAACAGTTTTTCGCGGTTTTCAGGGGTGTTTATAAGGTTTTCAATGCAATATGTTGCAATCGGCTCTAAATGGTTGCCGTCTTTTTTAACCTGGTCTAGCAGGTTTTCTTTTATTGACCGTTCTTCTTCAAAATTCATAATCTTTCTCCTTATTTATTATTTTTGTTTACAGGTCGAAGGGCAAAGTAGTGTCGTCGTCTTCGTCTATACCCAGAAATCCATCATCATTGTTCTGATCCTCCGGTGCCTCCGGGTGATAGTTGTTATCAGCTGACTTCTTGCCTTCTGCAAAATCCAACTCTTCTGTGATTATTTCTGTGACATACACCTTCTTGCCGTCCTTGTCGGTATAGGTGCGAGTCTGCATGCTGCCTACCACGACTATTTTCATACCCTTGCTAAAATACTTGCCGGCAAAGGTTGCATGATTCCTCCAGGCCACTATGTTTATAAAATCCGCCTTGCGTTCTCCACTTGCATCTTTGTACTTGCGTTCGACTGCAATAGTGAAAGTTGCAACCGGCACCTGCTGTGGTGTTGTTCTTAAATCAGGATCCCTGGTAAGTCGTCCCATTAATATTGATTTATTCAATTGGTGGTTCCTCCTTTACTAATTTTGTAATGTCTGTCAATAATGAATCTAGATAATCATCTGAATATTGTCTTTGCTCAAAATTTGCCACGTTTGTTGCTTCGCTTGATGTGGTTGCCGGGATACCGGTTAATGGCTTGAACATCCCACTGGTAAGTTTTTGGACCTCGATTGGGATTTGGATCCGTTCTTTTTCCTTTTTCCATTCAGCTGTGTATGCATTGCGAAACTGTGCATAATAGGTGCTTATTTCATCAATAGGCATCTGGCAGAAATATTGCCACCCGAAACGCTCTACAATTCTGCGACAAACAGGATTTAACGAAGCAAGCGCACCTTCTTTGTCTATATACCCGAATTTCTGTACAGCTTTTTGTATTTCTCCCCATGCCTCTTCAGGACTGTCAGCGTCTCCCATCTTCTCGCTTGCTACGGAGCTGCGTAATTCACTTATCGTTGGTGGATACTTCTCTGTTGATACCCAACGCTTAAGTGCTTTCTTTATTTCAGCATAGTCCATGTCTTTCATGAGGTCTGCCCAGATATCAACTTTTAATTTACTTACCTCACCAATCATGCGTTCTGGATATACAGTGCTTATGTATGCAAGGATGTTTTTTGTTTCTTCTCTTGTCATAAATCTCTTATCCTTTCCGCAGCTGTTTGACCTGTTGTAACATGTCCCTTATCCTGTTGCTTTGCCAACCAATTATTTACAAAACGAAGAATTCCATGTTTAGTTTTTCGTTTTGTTGGATTGGCATTTAACCAACCAAGCATCTTTCTTAATTCAGAAATAATTTCTACAGCTGGATATAAAGACTGCCATTCATCTACTTGTTTTTGAAATATTGGATATTCTTTTTTTGTATTGAGAATTAATGAAATTACTTTTGGTCCGGAATCGGGAACCGGTTCGGACAAAATAGTAACCTCTCCTAACCTATCCTTACCTATCCTATCCTTACCTAACCTAACCTGTGTATCCAACATGTATCCATAATGTATACATGGGTTATTATTGTCATGATTTGGCAGTCGATAAGCATTGTTGGAATCCAGTTCCAGAAAGGATTTTTCGTCTTTATACTTGGTTTCGACGTACCGGTCTTTTTGTATGTAGTTGTGAATTTTCCAATGTTTGATTACAACAATCCCGGTTTCAAATGGAATGATGAATTTCTTAGCAATCAGGATGCTCATATCATCATCTTTACACCCGACTGTACGCATGATATTTTTTGCTTTATTGATGAATCCATCGTCATCGGCTCGCATCGATAAGTGAAAATATAACAGCTGCGTAGATTGCGGCATATCAAGAAAAACATCACTGTCGATTATTGTTTTTGCAAACATTCTTCTTTCGGCCATAGTTACCTCCTTCTAACTCGTAAGTCGTTATTTAATTGTCGTTTCTGCCCCATTCACGCTCTATCTGGGATTCCATCACCCTGATTTGCAGTTTTATTGCATTTATAGCCTCCAGCTTACATTTATACAGTGTTTCTGAAATGTCCCTGTCCAGTCTTAATGAAGCGATTTGAGGATTGCCCCTGCATATGTCTGACATTATTGTTGCCGGTGTTCCTCTTGACCTCTGTATCATTATTTCCTTGGTCAGGGCGACACGGTAATCGTGATCAGCCTGAGCGTACTTCCTGCCATCAACAACCAGTTCATCAATTGCAGTTGCCAATGCTGTAACCAAACTTCGCATTTCGTGCATAATCATAGGTAGTTTCTCCCGAAGATATCCATAAACTCTTCATGGCTGTATTTAAGCTCGAAAATCCTTTGAAATATCTTTTTGTAATGAAGAGCCAGGTCAGCATTTTTATGTATCAGCTGATGGCAGCAAAAACATAATCTGATTGTAAGAGTATACTTTTCACTGTGTTTACGATTTGGACCGAAGAAAACATGATGTGTATGATGTGCTTTACCACCGCAATTGACACATTCATCCTTATTGCCTTCATCCCGGAGCTTGTTTATCTGTTCAAATTCATATTCACTCATTTTTTACACCCTCCGGCTTTTTTATCCTTGTTGCCCATTGATCAACACCTCGTAAGGTGTTTTCATAATCACTTTGTTTAATGTCAACCAATTGCTTTGGATATTTAAGATGATCCATGATGTCCTGAAGAACTTTCTTAGCATCATCCTTATACAATTTGAATGCATATTTAATTAAATGTGCTGCTTGTTGTTTACTAATGGTTTTATCGATGTTTGAGTCTGTTTGTATGGGTTCTTCATCGGTTTTTGTGGGTTTTTGCTCTGTTTCCGGCGGTGTTTCAATTTTCAAATGTGAACCAATTGCTATCGGCACAATTTCATTTCCGGACTTTATAACCCAGCTCGCTATTTTCCCCTCTTTATAGCTGATTTTGGACACATATAAAGGGTTCATATAGGGTTTTGAGCCTGTTATATGGAAGTTTGTATTTAGCTCCTTGCCGATTCCATAAGTTAATGCAGCCTCCGGCAATGTCCTGTGCTCCCTCCGGATCCAACTGAAGTCCTCAGACATGATAGTTATCTCTGCTGATTGCTCGGTTATGCGGCATTGCCATGCTTCTTTTCCGTAGTATTTGTCCAGGCATCTATAGATAAATTGATCTGTCGGAATCAACCGGATGTTGGGACCGTCAGAGATAACCTTTAATTCATTTGGTTTTGGATATATTTTATTCAATGTTTATCACCTCACACCAATCTTTGTTTACCAATAATTCGGTACCCACTATATGTCCGGTGCGGTTATCCTCACTAAGTACTACTGACTTGCCCTGATGTATGCACCATCGCTCTACGTCCTTTAATATTGATCCGGCCGGATATCCGACCTTTTTGCAGTCTTGAATGAATTTTGGAATACTGAAAATATGTTTTATTTTATTCATTCCGGCACCTCCAGTTTTCTGCCACAGTAATCACAGTAAACTGCGAATTTCAAGGCAAAAGGCTTTTTCATATTGTTTTCAGTTAATAAACAAAATTCGCACGGTTGCACCCTTCTATTAATAATTGATTTGATCCTGTCCACATGCAGATATACTTTGTCGCATTCGTGAATGTCTCGAAGTATGGATTCGCACATTTTCAGTATTTCTTCTTTATCCATTGCTACGCCCTCCATTAAGATAATGTACGCGGGCAGCTGCTTCTTCAGGAGAGTTCCAGTCACTTTCTGATTGCCATTTTCCTGTAAGTGGTTCATAATATCCAACGGTCCACAAATTAGATTCACTTCTTAAATAAACATAAAATGTATTCACTTCGTCGCCTCCTTAATAACTGTCACCCATCGTTCTTGACGTCCAAATGCAAGTGCGGTTTTATGATCTCTGAAAAACAAATCAATTCTGTTCCCTTTTATTGAACCACCTCTATCCTGTACGATACGGCGCCCCACACCTTCTATTTCAACAATTGTGCCAAGAGGCAATATATTCCAGTCAGCAGCTATCGTAACTCCCTCAAACGCCTTTATTCCACTTGCAGTGATGCCGTCTGATTTACCACAACATTTACTGCACGAGCAATAAGCTGTAACGGTGAAAACTTCAAAGGTCTGTGCCAATATTTCGGTCTGTGGTGGTGTCACGATCGGCGCCGATTTTACCGGCAGTGTCACCGATGTGCTCACCTTCATGGATTCAAATGCCTTGATTTCTTGATTCTGTTTTGCATTGATTGACAGAAAAATAATAAGAATAATTGCAAGGATTATCATCGCAACAAAGTACGTCCGATTGTCCTCTTTTACCGCCTCGCTTGTTCGTCTGTCTTGGCACGCTTCCATGAAGTCCGTTTTAATTGGACTGTATCCACGGATTTTAGATACGGTGCCTGAGTTCGGGTTGTTTTTTTTCATGCTATTATCATCCTTTCTTTATTGGTCGGACATATGTGTATCCGTGGTGATTCACCAGATAATCGGTGACCGAAAGCAATCCAAGTGTTGCGGTGCCGTCCAATATAATTGTCTTGCCTTTGCCAATAACGTTTTTTGCTTTGCGTTCAGCCTCTTCTAACCATAAATTTTTCATACTTCCACCATCCAATCTTCGTCGACGCCGTAGGGCGTATCGTTATGTATTTCTTCTTTGGTCTTGCCTTCGCATTCGTCATACCATGAGCCAGTTTCATATTCACGTTGCTTTGAACGGCTCCATCTGCGTTTCATTATTAATATTTCTCTGCATCTTACCTTGCTGAATACTTTATTTTTTTTCATTTGGTTCACCTCCTGTAAAATATAAATATATTTTTTGTCTGGGAATCTCCAGAACATCAAGTATCTGATAGCATTCATCAAGCAGCCAGGGAGCTGTTCCGCGCTTCCGTTGTGAAAAACTCTGTGGAGATAATCCAATCAACGGTGCCAATGTCTGACCGGTATATCCCGCCCCCTTTATGGCTTGCTTCAATGTTGGAGTTATTGTTATCATTTTTATCCCTCCGCCTCTTTTTGATATTCCTTTAAAAACTTGTTTACAAAATATACCTGGCCTTTGCCGGTGACATACGGCGTGATGGTTGTCATGGATCTGCCGTCAGGATAGTTTATTATCCTTTCCTTCATCTCCAATACTCCAAGCTCGATGCTTCGTTGTGTCGGAGTGTTGTAACTGTTTCCGTATGCCATCAGATAACCGTTTAAACGCATCCACCGAAATAACCTATTCTGTCCAATTTCAATTTTGTTTTGTGCTATCAGCTTGGCAAGGTCTCCAACAAGGATTGCTGAATCAGAGCCTTCGACACATCGCGAGAATAAAACCCTTGGTTTCTGCTGGTCAATCTGTGTCTGAAGCTTCGACTTTTCTTCACGGTCTCTTTTTACCTGTTGTAATAAAGAAATTATCGCATCCGGATCGTTAAGCATCTGGTCAATTGTTTGCGGTGTCGCATACATTCCATTTTTTCTGATACTTGGTATTACATCATGAGTGATCCAGCGTTTGAATTGTTTAGCCTCCGGAAGATTGCTTGTAAATACCAGGTTATAAACTCCGCTTTCACTGACAATTTGCATGTCTTGATTTCCACCAAGGGTGTAAACTTTACTTACTCCCCTTTCATCTTCATCAAGTCTTGAAATTGCAACCCTTGAATTTGAATGTTTTAAACAATCACATACATCTTTGGCCACAAACCACACTTCATCATTGTTTACTATTGTGCGAACCTGTCCGAATTGATTGTTGTTGAAAATTGTGATATCATTATTCATGTGATATCCTTTCTATTGCCCCTCCGGCAATGGGAAAAACCACTGTTAGTCGCAGTGGTTTATTTTTTTCGTTCTAGCCCTTTTAGGTTTAACAGGTTTTATTGAAGCATTTTTGATTGCAAGCTTTGCGGCAACTCTTGCCTCTTTCTTCTCTGCCTTTTTTCTCAGAAACTCAGCTGCGCTAAGTGCAATTTTTTCCCATGCCTTTGGCTCCCAGCCCAATCTGCTCTTGCTCCTGGATATTGTTCTAGTTAAACTGCTCATAATCTTTTCTCCTTAATTTTTATTTTGTGTTATTAATGACTGTTGTTTGTTATAATCTCCCTAAAGAAGGGAGGTGATTTATGTGAGTAATATAGATATTCTGGAATCTAAACTTCAAGAAGCAGTTGAAACTTTTCAGACTGAGATTAAATTTAATAGAGAAACTGCTTCAGACGATCCAGTAACGCAGGACGAACTTGAAGAATTAGGAAAACAAACTTTTTATGCGTTACTTCAGTTTAAGGATTCAATGCATTGTTTGCTGTATTGGTTCTGCAATGACATAAAACCGTTCATTTGTTCCACAGTGTCCAATGCATCCACTCAAATCTTCTTTTACTATCTTGTAATTAAATTTTTCTGGCATTGTTTTTCTCCTTTGTATTCGAATTCAATTTTGTTTGTTATTTTCAACATTAGATCCGCCAGGGATTGTACTGGTCGTTCTTTATGTTCGATATGTCCCGTCCTTGCACTTGAAGAGCCATGCTGACGTTGATTTGTGTTTGTTTTATTTTACTATTTGTTTTGTTTTCCAAACTGAAATATTAAAAAAATATCAGTTTCAAACTAAAAAAAATAAGAGTGCAGATTTTCAGGTTCGATTTTCAGTTCTTTGCATATCTTATTGATTTCCTTAACAGTAAATTCCGACTTGCCCGATAGTTTAAGATTGAGAGTCGACGGTGCCATTCCTATGTTTTTAGAAAGTTGTTCCTGAGTAATGGAATTTTCCGCCAATCTGCCAATCAATAAAGCATGGGGTCTTGCTTGCACATTCATTTACATCACCTCCTTTTCCTGTGTTTAAGTTTTGTTTTTCTTACTTTTTTGTTCAGTATACAGAACAATATATTGTTTGTCAATAGTATTTTTTCGATTTATCAAATTATTTTTTTGATTTTATTGACAAAGTAAAGAAATGGTATTATCATTCAAATATGGAGGTAACATTATGATAAAGCGTGAAATAGACATTGAATTAATTGACTTTGCTAAAAGACTTACATTGTCGCGCATTAATGCAGGATACAATAAATCAGAATTTGCAAAGCTGATAAATGTTTCAAAAAGTATGATAACGGAATATGAAAATGCGACTCACGATCCAAAGACCTCTGTTATCAAAAGGATGGCTAAAATATTAGGTGTTGACATTACTTGGTTAATTACCGGATACACTCCCAATCATGTATCGCAACAGGCAAGAGTTATTATTCACAAAATAGAATCAATGTCTGCCGAAGATTTAGAAAAACTTACCAAGATGATTGATATAGTGAGGTAACCCATGACCAAACCCATGAAATGGAAAGACGGCTATCGCATGTGCAAGCAAGTGAATGGTGTCAGAAAATATTTTTATGGTACCACAGCAAAGGAATGCAAACAGAAGTTCGAACTATACAACGGTAATT